ATGAACCGCCTTAATCAAGCCAAAAAGCTTTTTGAACAACCTTTCACTGTGAAATCCCTTCTGGAACTCGACAATCTGATTATGGAAGCGCAAGGAGAAGAAGCTGAGGCACTTAGCCAATTGTGGTGTATCGCGATAGCTTGCGCTGATGAACAGGTCTATCTTCAAGCGCTTGATCGGGGCCTAGTCTGATCGCTTGCGAAACGTACAATTGCATCCCATGCATATAAAAAAAATACAGAAACTCACAATTTTTCATGCCAAATTAGTGCTACACAAGTCGCATTTTTATCCCAGAATTTTCAAAACAATACGTAACACACTGTTTTACATGATTGATTTAGTTAAAATTCCGGACAGTAATATTGACCCTGAGAATAATGATGAAATTTGGCTTTACATCACTGGTTATCGTGCTCTCGTTAATGTCGCCCTTCTCGAATGCAGAAGCCAGCACAAAAGCTCGTGATGACGTAATTCAAGCTCTGCAGCGCGAGCTACCACAAGCCCAATGCGCTTCTGGCAGCCCTTATATCAGAGAGCAAAATTGTTTAACCGAAATGCAAGCAGCCTTTAACACCTGCACCAATGTTGACTACGTCATCATTAAGGATGCTTACGAGAAGCGGGAAGAATTAAGTTATCTAAAGCAAGTATTGGATGCGTGTATGACAGCTCACTATGTTGGTGGGGATGCGCTCTCACTGTTCATTGACCTCCAAAACGTCACCAACAAAACACTCCACAATTAACCCGTACTTACAACAAATCGGCTTCACTAGAGAAGCCGAGTTTGTCTATGTTTCTAAGCAAACGTTTGCTCTCACTGCCCTCATTTTTGTCCCCGAAACCCAAATAAAGCCTACCCACAAACTCACTCACATCATCAAACGAGACCTCTCCCTTGAAGATGACACTTACCGCCAACTTCTCCAAACTCACACAGGAAAACTCAGTTGCAAAACCATGAACAACTTAGAGTTACAAACCATCATCGACACCATGAAGAAAAAAGGCTTTAAACCCCGTTTAAACAACGAAAAACATCCTAGATGACCGACCCCATCAGGCAGACTCAGTCCAAAATCAGGCAGCGCAAATCACCCACAAATCGATAAGATTCGCGCACTATGGATTGACATGTATCAACGAGGAATAGTCAGAGACGGCAGTGAGGAGGCGTTAGATAAGTTCGTGAAGAGAATGACAGACGTGGAGCATGTGGGATGGTTATCAGTCAGGCAAGCGCAATGCGTTATTGAGCAGCTCAAGCAGTGGTTTGAGAGAGGCTCCAGTGCCTAGCGTATAAAACCAACCCTAGGCCCTAGATCCAATACCTACTTTAACAAACATGACCTCAGCCGCAAAACCAAGCTCATACATTTCGATATCTTAGGTATGATGAATTAAATAGAACTTTAGTTTCATTTACCCAAGACTCATTACAAGGAGCGTAATGTGCGAAAGATACTAGTACTCGTCATCTGTGTTGCAGCAACCTCAGCGGCAGCCCTAATAAAAAAAGACCAGCTTTATACCCTCTATCTGCAAAACCAAGTTAACGCACAACTCACCGTTGAAGATAATCAAATTTCATTCTGCGGTATTAGTGCTCACGATAAAGAAAGCCCACAAGCACTGGTAGACAGACTACGTCGCGACTTCAACCCTGCAGCACTCTTAAGAGATGTCATAGCGCTAGAGGAAAACATTTTTAAAGACACCCCAGAGATAGAAGCTCTCAACGACACTATCTCCAAATGGGGCTATCAAGAAACAGAAGAGCTAGAAGAAAACTTAAAATTTTATCTAGAACACAATCGTAATGGTGTCTTCGATGAGTTAGAGCAAACCACGGCCGATATGCTTCATTTCCGTAAAACTAGCGGCATTGATATCGACCAAACAAAAGATCAACGCAACAATTTGCAAATAGACGTGTTCTTAGAGCGTAAACAAGTTTTTGAAACCAACCTACACACATTATTAAGCGAGGCTGATTGCTTAGTAGGCGGGACAACATTTGTCGATGTCAGCCCAGATATTATGCGGTTCGTTGATCGCCGTTACTCAGAAGATGAAGTCAACGCTATCATTGCAGAACACACAAAAATCATGAGCAACCACATCATGAGTGCTGAACCTGAATTATCAGCATTCACCAAAAAAGTATTTGACCTTGTAAACGATATCTCGGCCGAAATGACCTTAGTTGATGAAACCACCGAAGTAAACGAAGCATCCATCAAACGAACTATCATCGCGAGTTTAACTAAGCCACTTGGTAAAAAAGAACTCATCGAGCTGGGATGTAGTGCCTACGGTATCCCTTACAATGAATTCGGCAGCGCTCGACTACAATATTGCTATTTAGGAGAAGATGAATACACCAACCGAATATATCTTCACGATGCCAATATTCTTGTTGAGGAACATGATATTGATGACTCTTGGAATATTGTAAAGCGTAAGCTTCTTGCAAACTTAAAGTAACGCCGCCCACCAAACCTTGACGCTCTTCCCTGACCTCCCGCAAACTGACATCACAAGCGGGAGGGATAGCAATGACACAGCAAGTACTGCAACAAGAGATATTCACCGAGTCCACCAGCTAACTTCATGACCTACTCGATCATCTCGAACACATCGCCCCTGATGCCTTGCAACACCGCTGGCCCTCTTCCCTACAATCTATCGCCGAACTCTTCCGTTTCGAACTGGAACGTTCAGGTGCTACATCCCCAATGACAACATTATCAAAACAGCAGTGCATAACATTCAAATCTGGCGTGATTTCAATGCTCGCAACATTGAAGTGCTGGCCGTACAACACCAGCTCAGTTAAAGGCAAATAACCTCTATCCTTAACGGCGGAAGTACAAAGAAGACAACGAGAGTTGTTTTAAAGCCAAAAAAACCAGCTTAGTAGGCTGGTTTTTTTGATTACAGCGATGTGCTGTGTATATGCTCACAGTTATATTCGATTAGTTTCTTAGCTTTGTCAAATTTACAACCTTTGCATGATCACAAATACGGCACTTGCTGCATATTAAATATTACACATAACCCAGAATGCTGCTAACTTGAACAATGAGCCTATTTAGGCACATCCGCCGTTATGTTAGTCACTTAACCGCTGGCCAACTAACTCCCAATGCGGCTTAGTAACCCGTTATTGGCCCCCAAAGAAGAGAGTCCGACTCTTGCGGATGTCGCTGTGTATATGCTCAATACTAATCACTGTGATAGTGGGGGGTAGTGTGCTGCGCACGCACCAAAACGGAGGTAATCCGTAGAGGGTTGAAGTCATGAAAAAGTTTAATCGCTTATTCAGATGGCTGAGCCGTGCACTACTGTTGATGCAGTTACTCGGTAAAGTTTTAGACTGGTTCGAGTAATCAGCAGGGGTTCAGCAGCCCTAGGTAGCTAGGGTTTGCTTGAGCCTTTTCACACTTTCAAGCGTTACACCGATTTCCTTTCAAAACCTAGTACTTAGCCCGCCGTTACATACCCCTAAGTCATAGAAATTTATATACTCCAACATAGGCGCTTTAACATTCTGTTTTAGGCGGAAGCATGAAGTATTTAACGCTATTTAGTACTTTGCTTTTTTTTAAGGTCTTTACTGAAAACCTTAAATCACTACTTGTAATATTGAATAGCTAAATGATAACTCAGTTAGAGCGCGTCAATAAGAAGCTGACAAAAACAACACGCTACGTAAAAGCAGCATACCTGAAGGCATCTATCGGCTTATCCCCGACACCAACCCAAATTTGGTCAGTGTTATGCCCTAGAAGCCAACACCCTAACACCCTTGGCGTCACCCTTTATGGGCCTTCACTGCGTAGTCATATCCTCATTCACGCTGCCAACTTACCGTCTCAGCCTCTTTAAGGATCGAAACAATCTGTAATTCAGTGAAGCGTGACTTTTTCATGGTACTCCCCTGCGTTTATCAGGCAGAAAAATCCAGTTTAGACAGTCTGAGTATAGGGAAAGCTGACATTACAACAGAAGCCGAGTTTGTCTATGTTTCTAAGCAAACGTTTGCTCTCATTTCCCTCATTTGCCCCCTGTTAACCCCACTGTCTAACTAGACCAACTGTCTGTCTAGCTTGTTGATCATACGAAATGTAATACACCACTCTATGTGAGAAATAATGAGGAATAGGTGGGAATAGGCTGGATTACGTGGGAAGCCTAGTGATTAAAGGGGTTACAGCATCTAGAGGACGAGAATGACGCGACACTGTTTAAATGAGAAAAAAGTGTCGTTTAAAAAGTTCTGGCGATATCCATCGGATAACATGAGAAATCGCCGAACATGAAAAAAGAAACAACTATAGGTCAGTTGATACGTTTACGACCTGCCCTAAAACAACCAATGCCCCTACCTTATCCGCAGGAATCGTTAATGGCTGGTACTCTTTGTTATCACTAATAATCAGCACAGAGCCATCGTAACTTTTTTGAATACGTTTCGCGTAAAGCTCATTGCCTAACTTCACCACAAAGATCTTTCCATCCAGCAGAGTCGTCTTGCTGATATCCACCAGCAATGAATCGTTGTCCTTAATCGTCGACTCCATCGCGTCGCCCTTATTAAAGACAACAACCAAGTTCACCTCATCCAACCCACGGTATTCCAGATAACGACGCCTAAAAGCCAGGTGTCGCCTAACCGTTTGTTTTGAAAGATCATCACACTCAGAAGGATATTGAACATGGTATCCAGGAATCAACACTAACTCTTCATCGAGTTCAGAGACAACAGTCGAAATACAGGGCGCACCTGTCAGCGCATGCACCTTATTCTCATCTTCACTGAGAGAGACATCCTCCATCACCGAATCAGCAAACTTTGGCCCAAGCCCTGTACAGAGCCACTCAAGCTGAACTCCCATTTCATCAGCGATAGCGACGACCTTATCAAAGGCAGGTTTAGACGTTTTAGGCGGCAAGCACTTACGCAACCCACTCTCAGAAATACCAACACGATCACCAAAGCTCTTTACAGATTGCTCACCAATCAATTCTTTAAGACGAGCACCAAAGGTTTCTGTTCCTTTTAGAGCAATGGAAACTGAGTTTCCTTTCTCAATCATCGGTTTCTTTTCTCTATCGTATTGTTTTAAAAGGGTGTTGAGTCATTGTACCACAGAGCTTGCGCAATCGGAAAGGAACCACCATCCGCCTAAAAAGAAACAAAAAAACTCTAAAGTGTGTTACCAATCGCAATTAAAAACACTTTAGTGTTGATCGCACCTAATTGTACGGATATGCTTCTAGTGTCGTAGTCAGCAACATACCAAAAACGACAACAGACAACTGAGGAGCATCATCATGGACGCCAAACTGGCTCAAAACAAACAGCAAATCATCGGAGCCCTCTACGCCAAAGGGTGGACAGTCAGCTCATGGGCGAGAGCGCATCAATTCAACCCGCGAACGGTTCTACATTGCATCGACAACTTCGCCCCCAATACCAACAACACCCCAAAACGTAAGCTCTCAAAAGCAATCATGGCCAAGCTACAGCAGACCTTATCAACAGACGAATAAGGAAAGGAATAATGACTAAGCAATGGTACACAATACAAGAACTGATCGGGATGACCGGAGTGCCATCGACACCACAAGGTCTTCGTAAGCTTGCCAAAAGAGAGCAATGGCAATCGCAGCCAAGAGAAAAAGGTAAAGGGCTCGAATACCACCTTAGTGCTCTGCCAGAAACCACAAAAGCTTGCCTAGCTGCAGCACAAGTGCAAAACAGTGAAGCCTTGAAAGCGTCCAATACAGCAGTTCAGCTCAGCGCACACTGCAAATCCGCACAATTAGACAGAGAACAAGCACACCAAGACAAAACCACCGCTCTCGCCAAACAACGCGCGATGCTCGCCTTCAATGCACTGCCAACAGAAAAGCAGCAGCTCGCTCATGCAAAAATCGCCATCCTACAAGCCAGATCTAACTATCTAAAGCAACACCAAGCACAGCGCAAACAAACCAGTGCCGAAAAGCGATTTGTTGACCAATACAACCGCCGCGAACTCCCTTTCGATCAACAAATACAGACTCAAATTCAAACCATCAGCGTCCCCACTCTCCGTCGCTGGAACAAACAGCTTCAAGACAAAGGCCCAGAAGGGCTAGTTGGACGCGCACTCAAAAAACACCGAGCTACAAAAATCGAACAACAACAGAGCTTGCAGGACTTCCTCGTCGCCATCATTACCCAAAAGCCCCACTTCGCTAAAAAGCCCAACCGCCTTCACGAGCTCATTGTCGAAAGTGCTAACAACTATCCCGAATGGCACCTCCCAAGCCCATCTAGCATTAGCCGCTGGTTAACCCGATGGCTCAAGCAAAATGGCGCAGCCTTCACCTATCTCACCAACCCAGACGACTACACCAGCAAACACCGCCCCCTCTACGGCCACATGTATCCATGGGTACAGCAACCCAACGACTGCTGGGAACTAGACAGCACCCCCACCGACGTCCAGCTCCAAGTCGACGGAAAACTCAAACGCTACAGCATCGTCGCCGCCATCGACGTTCACACACGGCGCGTGAAACTCATCCTCGCTCCGACGTCCAACTCAGAAGCAATCTGCCTACTACTACGCAAGTGCATCCAGGAATGGGGCGTGCCCAACAAAGAAGGTATCGTAAGAACCGACAACGGCAGCGACTACGTTTCAGAGCGTGTCACCGCCATCTTCGAGATGCTCGACATCGGCACCCAACGCGCCAACGCCTTCAGTGGCTGGGAAAAACCCTACATCGAGCGATTCTTTCGCACACTCTCCGAAGGACTCCTCGAACTCCTCCCAGGCTACATCGGCCACAACGTCAGCGAGCGCCAAGCCATCGAAGCCGCCAAAAGCTTTGCCGAGCGCATAGGAAAAGGAAAGAAAAAGCTACAGCAAGAAGCGATCAACCTCGCCTGCACTCCCGAAGAGTTAGAAACGCTCATCAACGACTGGCTCGAATACAAGTACCTACACAACCCCCATGCTGGCAAAGATATGAAAGGGAAAACTCCCTTTGAAAAATACACCGAATCCCACTACCAGCCGCGTATGGTTAGCGATCCCCGATCGCTCGACTACCTGCTCAACTACGTCGGCACCGCAACCGTCGTCAGAGGAAAAATTAGCAAAGACAGCATCGCCTACACCGCGCCAGAACTTATGAATCTTGAATGGGATCGCCGCACCGTTCGCGTCTTCATCGACCCCACAGATATCGGCCGCTGCATCCTATACAGAGACGACAACTGGAACATGCACACCGAAGCCTTCAACGTGGCTCTTGTTGGACAAGAGATCGACCCAGAGAAACTACGCAGCGCCCGCAAAGCACAACAAAAAGAACTCACACAGTTCAGAAAATCCGCGAAGCGCCTACAACAAGATTTTGGCATTGACACCCTTGCGGCCGAACACCTCGCCGCCCATAAAGCACGCAACAACGTAGAGCACCTTGGCCTCACCACCAAAGTCACCGACAACAAAGCGCTCAACGCTCTCAACAACGCCACGGCAAAAACAGACAACAGCCCCATTTATAGCCCAGAGCAGCTAGAGCAACTCGCCCAAGCCAAAGCGGTCATCGAACAGCAACAGGAGAACATCAACCAAAGAAAAGGCTTATTAATCAGAGACGAACACGAAAAAGCCTATCACCTTGCCAACGAGTCACTCACTCGAATACTCAGCGAAAAGGAGGAGGAATTTTTAGAAGATTACAAACATAGAAACCCGTTCGGACGCCGACGGGTAGAAGAGATTATGACGCGCCGCGTGGAAGGCTAACGCGTCATAAATGCCTATTAAGAAGAACTCATAGACAAAAAGGAATATAACATGAACCCAATCGTCGCACCCGTAAAAAACGTAGTACGCGCACAAATATCCTTCAACCGACTCTACGAGCGCCCCATGGGCGTCCCCGCTATTGCCCTTTGGCACGGCGACTCAGGTCGAGGAAAAAGCACCGCTGCGACTCATATCTACAACCAACTAGAAGGCGTCTATATCAGCGTACGCAGCGCCGACACCGTTACAAGCCTTACTCGAAGAATGGTAGAAGAATGCGGTGGCGAACCTCTCAACGCTAAAAGCCGCAACATCGAATACATCATTCGGCATCTCAGTCTCAACAACACCCCTCTGTTCATCGACGAAGCGGACTACCTCATGAACAAAAATGAAATGCTCGACACCGTACGCGACATCTATGACGCCACCGAAGTCCCTATGGTATTGATTGGTATGAACAAAATCGCCAGGCGTATCGAAAGCAACCGCCAGTTCTTCAACCGCATTTCAGAATGGGTCGAATTCAAGGCCGCTGACCTAGAAGATGTCAAAACCGTCGCCAATTGCATGATGGATGATCAAATCACCATCGAAGAAGAGCTCCTAGAGCGCCTACGCAAATCCACCAACGGCGAAATGCGTCGCATCGTCATTGGCATCAACAAAATTATCTCACTAGCCAATGCCAACGAGCTTCTCACCATCACCTCACGCGACTGGGGTGACGCCCCATTCCACGGCTACTAAGGGGCAAGCATGTCAAACAGGACATTGGCATGGATGTACATCAGCAAGGCGAAAGTTTTTACAGGCAGGCAACTTGCGAGCGCCCTAGACATTAACGGCCAACGTGCAAGAAATCTCATCGACTTTTTCCTCGCGCACCAGCACATCAGACGTATTGAACAAGGAGAGAACAAAATGATGGCGAAATACCGAGTCGTACGCAACGCACCGCCACCACTCACCTACGTCAAGAAAATGCGAAGGCCCAAGCTCTACCAGCGCCTATGGAACGTATGTCGGATCAACAAACGATTCACGCTCTACGACCTTCGCTCACTCGGCGATGCTGGCGTTACAAACACCACAGCCTACCTACGCGCCCTCGTTCGGACAGGTCTCGTTCGCCAATACGACACCCCGGATGGCAAAGTGTATCGCCTCATGATCGACCTTGGGCCTAAACACCCTGTTCGCAGTAACGCAGGGCTCACCTGCCAAAACACAGGCACATTCTACCCCTATTTGGAGGGAAGATGAGCGAACTAGATTGGAAAGAAGCACTACGACAAGAGCTAGAACATTCAGGTAAGAGCCTAAACGCCCTCGCCAAAGAGCTCAACGTCAGTAGCTCCAAACTCAGCCAAGTCGTAAGAGGTATCTACCCAGGCAAAGACGATGACCTCAAACTGGCCGTCATGGGCAAACTCATGCGCCAAACCGTCACCTGTCCTGTCAAAGGCGCGATCCCCATCAACGTCTGCGATGCGTACCAAAAACAACCGTTCTCATCAGCAAATCGAGAACGTGTGCGACTTTACCGAGCATGCAGGAATGGGTGTCCGTACTCATCGCTATGCAGCGATGATCAAAAGCGCCAAAAGCCACAAGAAACTGCACCGCTCAGCGAATACTACAACCTCGAAGAGCAGCGCAACTTCATCAAGCGCACCGCAGACAACGACCCCCAACGACTCGCCGAACTCTACGAACGGGAACTCGAACGGCTCGCCGTCAAATACAACCAGCTCATTTGGAAACGGCAGCAATAGCAGCTTAAAGGAATACGAAATGAGAAGAATCAAAACAAATTATAAAGCCGAGCAGCTTATCAACACGCTCTCGGCCATCAAAGGCAACATCAAAGCTATCAAGCAAAAACCTAACGCTTTGCTCATTACCATTGATACCCCCACGCCAGAACTTGCGCACAGGGGAATTGAGATTACCCAAACCCTCAACGGCCTAACGTGCCGTATCTATGCCGCACGCCTGTCAGGGTGTTGCATCGTCTGGGAGGCATAGAATGTATAAAGCTATCGTTTACTACCTTCAACAAGGCGAACTCAGTCGCGCAGAGCTCAGTTATCTCATCGGCTGCAACACCGCCAAATCACTACAGTACTACCTACACCAGCTAGATTGTCACGGTTTTATCAAGCGCACAGGCAGACACTATCAACTCGCCAGCACCAAGTCCCTAATGGTGCCGTGCAATCGATGTAAAAAGGAGTGCCTGAGATGGACACTCGACCATAAAGGCCGAGGCACTTGCTGCCGCCCAAAACAAACCCTGCATATTGTCGACAAAGCCGCGCCCAACACTGAACACCACAACCGAGTCACGCGGCTACTGCAGCAACCCTTTAACGCCATCACCATCGCCAACACATTTAACAAGGAAGCACAGCAATGAACCCACAGCAAACTGACTCCACCAATCTCATCCCCGAAGGATTCCGCCGCAACGGGCAAAACCACCTCGTCCCTGAAGCCCAAATCAAAGCTATCGACAAGCTGCGTGATGATGTCGTCATGTCCATCGTTACCAAAGCAAGGCACGTTCAACAGAGCATGGCCATGTTCAAAGCCTCCGCCATGAATGACATCACGGACTTTGTCGACCTCTCCGCCGAAGAGTACGACATCAACTGGGGTGGCACTAAAGGCAACATTACCCTCATCTCATTTGATGGTCGCTATAAACTGATCCGCGCTATGGGAGAGCACCGCATCTTCGATGAACGAATCCAAGCCGCAAAAACCAAAATAGACCAATGCATCGCACGTTGGTCAGAAGGCTCTAGTGAACAGATCAAAGCCCTCGTTGACCACGCCTTTCGGGTCAACAAACAGGGCCGCATAGACGTCAACCAAGTGCTTAGCTTACGTCAGCTCGATATCGACGAACCCGAGTGGCGAGACGCCATGGATGCCATCGCCGACAGCATTCAAATTACAGGTACTAGTACTTACCTACGGCTATATGAGCGACAAGAGAGCGGCAACTACCAACAAATCCCGCTTGATATCAGCAAACTGTAATCCCACCACAAAAGCCCCGCATCTGCGGGGCTCTCTATTTCCAGCAATAAAGGCACTTATTATGAACCGAAGAAATCAAGTGATTAAACTGATTCATATCGCCAAGCGCGAACTTGGCTTAGACGATGAGACCTACCGCCAAATGCTCGGTACCCTCACAGGCAAAACCAGTTGTAAAGCGATGCGACTGTTAGAACTAGATGCTGTACTCAACCATCTGAAAGAAAATGGCTTTAAACAACGAGAAAGAAAACCCTTTAAAGGGCGTTTAAGCCCTAAGTCAGGCAATACTATGCATCCTGAAATAGACAAAATCCGTGCTCTTTGGATTGGCATGTACAAGGAAGGTGTCGTGCGTGACGGCAGTGAAACAGAACTTAATAATTTTGTGAAGCGGACAACGGGGATTGAGAACGTCGGTTGGCTGGATAAGAAATTGGCTTGCCAGCTTATCAATACTCTGAAGTCATGGCAGAAACGAACACTAAAAAGTAACTAGTACATCACAACAACCTCATCACACAACTAAGTATGAACATCTATTGCCTATATTTAATAGGCAATATTCAACAAGGACGATCACTAATGAATAAAATAATATTATTGGTATTAATATCCTCGCTTTCAGGCTGTGCTCAACTTGGTATCTCTGAGCAAAAAACAGCCAATGAAAAATCAATATCAGCATCCCAAAACAAAATAGGAGTAATGACTTATCCTAGCCAAATTCGCGGTACCTACGTGTTTCAAACTGCTGAAGGCAAGCAAATAGTTTGTCCAGAGCCCTTTTCAGACGTTGCATCAAGTAGCCAGCTAAATATTGATGCTAAGCTTGTTAACGACTTAACTCATGCAGTTACAGTTGCGATAGCCGATACGGCCGATACATCATCTAATCAGACTCTAAATCAAAGCCTTCAATTAGGTTTAAACGCCATAAATGAAATAGTAGCACTTGAAGGGAGAACTCAATATGTGCTTCTTGCTAGGGATTTACTTGCATCAACTTGCATCGCAGCCGCTAATGGGCACCTAGACTCACCAAATAGTGCAGTCGCAGAACAACACAAGTTAATCATTACTGCTCTAACAAATATGTTAGATACCGAGCAAGCCAAAGCCAATGCAGCGCAAGCTTCAGCAGAAGCATCTAGGGTTGAGGCTACTGTGCAGGCATTGAAGCTCGATCCGAAAATTCTCAATGTTCCAGGAACAGCTTTAGAGCATATTAGAGAACGGTATCGAACTTGTATTAGTGATCAAAGTAAAAATGAAGTTCAACTTAAAGAGTGTGATTCAACTCTCGATAGAGATCTAAAAATACTAGGGACAAATTTATGAGTGAATTTTACAATTTTCTAGCTAATATTTACGCTCAAAATAAGGCATTCTACACCGTCATAAACGGAGAGATTAAAGAAGCAAAACTAGCTTACTTATCAGATGACTATGCAATAGTCCGCACGAAACTAAATGAAGAGACTTTAGATTTAAATGTTCACGTCTCACAAGTTGTTGTGCTTTCAAAAAACGAATAACACCGTTAAAACCAAGCCACCCCTTGACCAAAAACCTCTCCCTCCCGCACACTAGCTATCTCACGGGGAGGGATAGCAATGACACAGCAAGTACTTCAACAAGAGATATTCACCGAATCCACCAGCGAACTGCATGATCTGTTAGACCATCTCGAACACATCGCCCCTGATGCCTTGCAACACCGCTGGCCCTCTTCCCTGCAATCTATCGCCGAACTCTTCCGCTTCGAACTGGAACGCTCAGGTGTTACAGACCCACACATCGCCAACAAGCTCGTCCTCAGCCTAGGCCACTACCTAGGCGGACGCGATATTTACATCCCCAATGGCAACATACTCAAAACAGCAGTGCGTAACATTCAGATTTGGCGTGACTTCAATGGTCGCAACATTGAAGCGCTAGCAGTACAATACCAGCTCAGTGAAAGGCAGATAACCTCAATTCTCAAAGAGCAAAGAACGGCGGAGGTAAAAAGAAGACAGAGAGCGCTGTTCTAATGTTCTAACTTTCCATGCTTGCCTGCATCCTATACAGTACTAACGAATCTGAAGAAGGGGGCTTTATGGCTGAGTACATTTTTAACTGGAGTAATTCACTCTCACTTGAATGCGGAACTGAATTGCCTGCCGATCAGCTCAACCGTGCTTCATACGCACTATTTCTAACTAATTACCTCGTAGCCACCGCCGCTCACGGATATGTACTTAACCTCAATTCTGGTTGGGGAACGGGAAAAACATATTTTTTAAAGCGTTGGGAAGAGTCAATAAAAAAGCACCATCCCACCGTTTACATAGATGCTTGGAAGCAAGACTTTTCCGACGACCCATTACTAACTGTTGTATCGTCAATAATTTGCCAACTAAAGGCACAAGCAGACAAGTACGCTGACCCATTCGTTATAGAGAAGGCAGACAAAGCAGTTAGGCTATTTAAGTCTGTGGCACCCGCATTAACCAAAGGAATCGTCAAAAAATTAACTGGTGTAAAAATTGACGAAATCGCGGAGTCCTATAATTGTGATAATGAAACTCCAAACAAAGTAGGTGATCTGGGTTTAGGTGAAGCAGCAGGAAAAGTCGTGCAATCTTTGCTAGATGACCACCACTCAAAAATAGCAGGAGCCGAGGCTTTCAAAGACGCGATGGAGTCATGGATAAAATCAGTAACAAACAAGGAAGGTATTAACAGCCCAACTTTTATATTTATCGATGAGCTTGACCGCTGTCGGCCATCCTATGCGATAGAAATGCTTGAAGTCATCAAACACATCTTTGATATTCCACTCGTCATATTTGTTGTAGCAACAGACACCGAGCAGTTACAACATGCTGTAAAAGCCATTTATGGCAACAATTTTGATGCTTCTATGTATCTCAGCCGTTTTTTCAAAAGACGGTGTACGCTGAAAGAACAATCTAGGTATGAGTTTATTAAAAACCATTTTGAACATCTCAGTTCACTCTCTCTAGATCGATTTAATACGACTGTTTGGCCTGAACTAGTTGGTAACAGTGAGCAATGCATTGAGGATTTATCTAGGTATATATCAGCCATAGCCGATGTATACCAATTGCCTCTGCGTGAGACTGAGCAACTGGTTGACAAACTTACAGCAGTAATCATGAACTGCAAGTTACCCAAAATAGATATCCTTTTCCTAACTTCACTGATGATACTTCATGACAGAGAGTATGAGTATTACACAGCAATTATTAATGAGACGCGCCCTAAAGAAGTCAGAGACAAGTTCTATGAACCTGCAGCATTACACCATTACCTAGAACGCTATGATTATAGTACTGAAATATCAGTAAACATCCAGCCGTCGAAAGTTTTTCATAATGGGACGGTATCAAGAGGTAACGTTGGGTATAAAGTAAATATTGAAGATGGATACCACAAGATATCCTACTTGGGTCTATTATCAATCCAGTTAATAAACTCAACATCCAATAGAGCCTCTATAGAAAATCACTATCAAAAGGTATTAACTTGTGTTTCACGAGACTCCAGCAAAAGCCCTCCAATCCGCAACATTGTGGGGCAAGAACAACTTGGTTTACAGGTACCCAAAGAAACCTACCGCCAACTAGTAGAGCATGCTGCTACTTTTGATGACTAACCCCCGAACCTCTTCCCTCCCACTAACCAAACCCGGCACGTTAACCTCATCACATCCCCAAATTTCCACTTCAGGAACGGAGCGATGTGATGAGAACCCTTACCCTACGCCGCCGCTACTTTGACGACGGCACCTTTGCCACCCTGCATAGTAAAAACGGCGAACAACTTTGTGCCACCGTCGAGCGACCATGGCAAAACAATACACCACGTAAAAGCTGCATACCTGAAGGCACCTATCGGCTTATCCCCCACACCAGCCCCAAATTTGGTGAGTGTTATGCCCTAGAAGCCAACACCCTTGGCGTCACTCGTTACGGGCCTTCACTACGTACTCATATCCTCATTCACGCTGCCAACTTACCGTCTCAACTCCAAGGTTGTATCGCCCCTGGTGAAGGCTTTGGCGTCATCAACAATCAGTGGGGCGTCATCAATTCACGTAATGCCTTCAACAAACTCATGGCCTACCTCGATAACAAAGAGTGGCAACTCATCATCTCTCACTAAGGACTAACCATGGATCCACTCACTATCGCCACCCTTGCCAGTACCGCACTCAAAGCAGGCCCTGCCCTCATTCGCGTCGTCGGTAACCTATTTGGCAGCAACGCAACCGCCGACAAAGTTGCAAATGCCGTTGAACGCATTGAAACGGAATACAGTACCGCGACCTCACAGCAAAAAGGACTAGAAAGCCAACTCAAACAACTCTCCAGCACTGAGCTTGTTCAACTGCAAACCATGCAAACTGAACTTGCTCGCATCGAAGCTGAGCGCGAAGCGCGCCAACTAGAAAGCACCGAAATTCTCTTTAGCGAAGGACAACACACTATTCGCGAAGGCGACAAGGCGCAACACTCCACTGTAATCAAATGCCGCCCCAACCTCGCGTACATCAGCATGTTCGCCACGGCAATTTATGTACTCGGCATGTCACTAGCCCATGCATTTGACTATGGCAGTGGCGCTGATATGGCTGTCGCCGCCTTCCTCATCTCACCCGCTGGTGCCTACATGGGCCTACGTCACCGAGAAAAAGAGAAAGGACTCGCGAGTTAGTTCAATGACCCTAGAGCTTATCCGAACATGGTGGCCTATCGTTGCCACCGCCCTCAACATCCTCTTCTTGCTAGCCTGCTTTGCATTGGTAAAAACCTTCGCTCGCAAAGAAGATCTTCAAGCCGTCAAAGAGGCCCATAACCACCTTCAAGCCCAACACCAAGCCCTTAGCCAACAGGTCGAAAATCTTCCCAGCCAAAACGAAGTCAGCGACCTCAAACTGATTATCGAAAAGCTCCGAGGTGACATTAGAGAAATCCGCCCGAAACTCGACGGCCTCGATCGCATCAGCAACCTCCTCCTCGAAAACGAACTAAAGGACAAAAATTGATGGCCCTCCACGAACTACTCCAGCAAGACCGACGTTTGGTGATCCTGCGCGTTCTAAATGAAATGCCTGGCTACGAAGCCAACGACTCCATCCTCGATGCTGCTCTCGACGCCTACGGCCACAATGTCAGCCGCGATCTCGTGCGCAGCGAGCTCTACTGGCTCACCGAACAACAACTCATCACCCTGCGCGATGTCAATGGCACTCAAGTTGCCCAACTAAAGCAACGCGGCATTGATGTTGCCACAGGCCAAGCCACACATCCTGGGGTAAAGCGTCCTCGGCCTGGCGAATAGCGAAGCAAACAACTCGTAGAGAGGGCAACATGAACCAGCACACCCCAACCGAGCCAAATAGCAAGAAATCGCACACCAAACACCGCATCAGCAAAATCGACAAACTTCCCGACGACATCAAAACCCAACTCAACATCCTGCTCCGAGAAGGAAAAATGTCCCAAACCACCATCCGCGAGCAGATAAACCAACTCATTGACGAGTTTGGCCTACCCGACGAACAAAAAATCAGCCGCAACGGCCTCAGCCGTTATAGCCAAAGCTTTCACAAAGGAATGCAACGCTATCAGCAGGCCCAACAACTCACCCAGCAATGGGTGCAACAATTTGGCGAAATGCCACAAACAGACATTGCACGTTCACTCATAGAAATTGGAAAGTCTCAAATTTTCGACTTTCAAATGGCTGCGCTCGAGGAAGGTGACACCATCGACCCCAAAACCATGGGCCATCTCGCTCTTGCAATTAAACGCCTGCAGGAGGCCCAATCAGGTAGCGTCAAACTCGAAAATGAGATCCGGAAACAAGCCATGGAAGACGCCGCCACCGTGGCTGAAAGTGCCGCCAAAGCAGCAGGAATGACAGCCTCAGGCATTCAAGCCATCAAAAACGAAATCCTAGGGATAGCATGATTAACTCAGCACCTTCTCCCCTCGCCTCCGCTGTTCAACACCTTAGCTACCATTACGACGATAATGAGTTACTGCTTCCCTATCAACGCTACTGGATAGCTGATAACAGCGTAATCAAGATTGCCGAGAAATCGCGTCGAACAGGCATCACCTGGGCGGAAGCGGCCGACTCAGCCCTCACCGCAGGAGCGAGTAAAAGCGCAGCAGGCAGCCATGTGTTTTATGTGGGTTCCAACAAACAGATGGCACGCGAATTTGTCGACGCCGTCGCTATGTGGGCTAAAGCCTTTGATAAGGCGGCTGGAGAGATCTGCGAAGAAGTTCTCGAGGATGAAGACAAAGACATCCTCACCTTTGTCATCTACTTCGCCTCAGGCTATAAAGTCCAAGCCCTAAGCTCGAACCCCTCAAACCTACGGGGGATGCAAGGTAACGTCGTCATTGATGAAGCCGCCTTTCATGAGCGCCTTGCCGAAGTCCTTAAAGCCGCCCTCGCTCTTACAATGTGGGGCAGCAAAGTGCGCCTCATCAGCACCCACAACGGCGTAACAAATCTCTTTAACCAACTCATTAGCGATAGCCGAGCTGGCAAAAAACGTTACAGCGTACACACCATCACCCTAGATGATGCTTGTCGCATGGGGCTCTATAAACGTATCTGCAAACGTCAAGCCGCCAACGGTGGCAAGCCATGGAGTCAAACCAGAGAAGAGCAATGGAAGGCCAACCTTCTCAAGGATACCGCCACTGAAGATGACGCCCTTGAAGAGTACTACTGCGTGCCCAAAGCCAGCGCTGGCCAATATGTCCCCACCGTTCTTATCGATGCCGCCATGCAAGCAGGTATTCCCATTCTCAGTTGCGAGGCTCCAGACTCACACCTCAACGGTAAAAGCTTCATGGAATGGAGTGATGCCCAGCGCAAAGCCTATATTGAGGAATGGATTAAACGCTGTTTAACGCCCTATTTAAACACTCTCGACCCACAATGCTCGCACGCCTTTGGGGAAGACTTCGCTCGCAAAGGAGATCTCACTATCTTCGTCCCACTCGAAATCAGCAAGCGTCTTACCAAACGCGTCCCGTTTGTGGTCGAACTACGTAACCTTACTTATGATGCCCAACGCCAAGTCATGATCGCCCTCTGTGATGCGCTACCAAGAAAACGCGGCATGGCATTTGATGCCACAGGGAATGGCGGCTACCTCGCCGAAGCCGCCGCACTGCGTTACGGCACCGAAATGGTCGACCAAGTGGCCATCAATGACCCTTGGTATCGAGAATGGATGCCCAAACTCAAAGCTGAGTTCGAAGACCAGACTCTCATCATCCCCAAGCATGAAGACTGCCGCGACGACCTCCACCAAATCCAAGTCATCAACGGTATTCCAAAAATAGACAAAGGCAAAACCAAAGGCCAAGACGGTAAACAACGCCACGGAGACTTCGCCGTTGGCCTCGCCATGGCAATCCGCGCCAGCCACATGACAGGCAGCACCATCGAATTCACCCCACTCCCCAAAGCCAACGAACTCGACGACCACGACGACCTACTCAACGACCTAGAGAGCGGCTGTTATTAGCAAACAAACCAAGAGGTATGTCTAGAAAATACGCAGACTTTCCGCTACAGGGACGTAGCGATAAAGCACCAAGGATGGCACTAAGCGTGTCTGCGCTTTTCTCGGCATACCTCGCCAAAAGGACACATCATGATTATCGATATTTATGGCCGCAAGCTCACCGCCGAGCACCTCGACGAACCGCAAACCGACCAAGACAGCAAACTCGCCCACCTCCAACGCCACTACGCCAACCATCCATCCAACGGCCTCACCCCAAGAAAACTGGCTGCTCTCATGCAGCGCGCCGAGCACCACGACCTCATCGCTCAATGTGAACTCGCCGAAGACATGGAAGAGAAAGACGCCCACCTCCAAAGTGAGCTTTCCAAGCGAAAGATGGCATTACTTGGGCAAGACTGGCGCATCATTCCGCCTCGTAATGCCACCGCTGCCGAAGAAAATGATGCCGACATGATTCAGGAGCTGCTTGAAGATGCCACTTGGCTCGATGATGCCCTCTTTGACATGAGTGATGCCATCCTCAAAGGCTTTGCCAACCTCGAATTAGAGTGGCGTTTTGAGCAGAAAACCCATCTCGTCCACAACTATCACTTTCGCGAAGCTGCCTGGTTCACCATCAACCCAGAGCACCGCAATGAATTGCGCCTTCGCGACGACACTCACCAAGGCGAGCCACTGCGCCCTTTCGGTTGGATAAGCCATATCGGCAAAGCCAAATCTGGCTACCTCTCCCGCGCAGGGCTTATCCGCGTACTCGCTTGGCCCTACCTGTTTAAAAACTACAGCGTGCGCGACCTCGCCGAATTCTTAGAGATCTACGGCCTACCGCTGCGCATCGGTAAATATGCCGATGGCGCAACCGAACGTGAAAAACACACCCTACTAAGGGCGGTGATGAGTATCGGCCACAACGCAGGTGGCATTATCCCGAAAGGGATGGAGATAGAATTCGAGAAAGCCGCCGAGGGAGCTAGCGAGCCTTTTATGGCAATGATTGCTTGGTGTGAAAAGTCGATAAGCAAAGCGATCCTCGGGGGCACTCTCACTAGCCAAGCCGATGGCAAGACCAGCACCAACGCCCTCGGCAATGTGCATAATGAAGTACGTGAAGAGATCCGCAACTTTGACCTCAAACGCCTCGCAGCTACCCTCACTCGCGATCTCATCTATCCCCTCTATGCTCTGAATGGTAAGAGCTTCAAAGGGCCACACCGTCATCCCCGCTTTGAGTTTGACCTCACCGAAGCCGAAGACATCGAGCATCTCAGCAAGTCACTGCCTAACCTTGTCAAACTCGGGATGCAGATCCCCGTAAGTTGGGTACATGAAAAAACCCAAATCCCCCAAGCCACCGATGGCGAAGCGACACTAGGGCTAACACCCATAGCCGAACCTAAACCGACAGACAACACAGCTCAACACCAAGCTAGCCTCAGTGCAAACACCATTGTGCCAACAGCCCCAACAGATCGAAACGATACCGATATCCCAGCCCAGCAAACAGAGACACTAAGACAAGAAGCAGGCGGCCTGCTCGAACTTATGATCGATGAAGTACGTGAACTGGTCGAAAGTGCTACCTCACTGACACAACTGCGCGAAGATATTCTCGGCTTACAAGGGCAAATCAGTACCGAGCAACTCGGCGAAACACTCGCCCTTGCTATGGCCGCCGCAGAGCTATCGGGCATCAGCGATGTCACGGAGGGACACTAATGCCCGTCAATTACGCCAGCCTGCCGTTTAAACAACAGATCGCCTACCTCAAAAACAAAACCAACCTCCCCTCACAACGCTGGGCTGATATCTGGGTAAACGCCCACAACCGCGCCTTTACCATCGCAGGTGCCATGCAAGATGATCTCCTCGCAGACTTTCGCAGCGCCGTCGACAAAGCCATCAGTGAAGGCAAAAGCCTAGGCTGGTTTAAACAGCAATTCGATCACATCACTGCGCACCACGGCTGGCAATACAAGGGCAACCGAGACTGGCGCGCCAACGTCATCTACGAAACCAACATCCGCCAAAGCTACACCGCAGGCCGAGAGCAACAGATAGACGCACTCAAAGGCACACGCCCGTATGGCATTTACAAACACAGCGGCAGTGAAAACCCACGCCATGATCACCTCAAGTGGCATAACCTAGTGCTCCCGCTTGATGATCCTTGGTGGCAAACCCACTCTCCCATCAACGGCTATGGATGCGCCTGCAAAAAGTTCACTCTCAGCGAGGCCGACCTAAAACGTATGGGGCTTAAGGTTGGCAAAGCCCCCGCCATAGAGACCTATGAATGGATTGACAAAGCCACTGGCGAGTTACACCACATTCCCAAAGGCATCGACCCTGGGTTTGACTACACCCCAAAAAACAGTGCAGAGCTGACCAAAATCGCCAAAGCAGCCGTCGCTAAAAAGCCCCCTCTCGCTACCCGCCTTTCCCCACGCAGTGTCGAGCACACCTTTTCAACCGTAAACAAAGTCAATGCTATCGAGATAAGCCGCATACTCGATGAGTTACAAGGCACACCAAGCCACACTGCACTGAAACAGTTTTTGAACCACCACGACACCAAAACCCTCATTCTCAAAGCAGGAGAACTCAGCGGCACTGCCAAGGCGCGCGCTATCGCACAGCAAGTTGAGGAGTATCTACAAACAGGTCGCGCGAACATAAGTCACTTTTATACGCGTCGTCCTCGCCGCGTGAACGGTTTCACCTCTCCACGCTGGAATCATGTCGTCGTAAAAGCAAAGAGTACCGACACGCTGAAAAACCTTTTCGTCAGCGATATTACAACCCAAATCACTCATGTATTTGAGAAAGCAAAAACAGGCAAGCCCGTCTGGTCATTCTCTACCGCAGCACGCCGACACACTGAGGGCGCGCGAGTCTTTACCACATGGCTACATGAAATCGGCCATCAGGTCTATTTCAAAGCCAATACACCACTCGTTCCCCAGCCACTGCTCAGTAACTACCTCACTGAGTACGCCGCATCCAATCCACACGAATGGTTTGCCGAACACTTTGTGGCTTGGGTGCTTACTCCTGAGCGTCTTAAACAAGCGGCTCCTAATACATTCACATTTATTTCAGAAACGGTTTCAAAAACAAGTTAAGCTCAATAGAGCGCGACAAGGCTCCGTCTCACGAAAGGATATAAAGAGGCACAATGGAACTACTCAAGCAAGCACAAATACTGATTAAGCAACCATTAACTATCGAATCCCTACGCGAACTCGATAAGCTCTGCGAACAAGCTAAAGGAGTGGAAGCAGATCGCCTTGGGGATATCTGGGAGGCGGCGATGGTTTCATCTGATACTGCGCTTTTTAACCAGGCAGTAAAAGAAGGGCTGTTTTAATGGTGGGCGTTACCTTCTCCCTTGCTGCAGAAGAGGCAGCAAACGGCATCGCCACTATCCGCTCGCAGCTCAACACCTTGGTAAAGCAAGGCCAAGATATTCAGCCACTACTACAAGAGATAGGCGAATACCTCTTACTCGCCCATGACGAACGCTGGCAAAAGCAACAATCCCCTGACGGCGAACCCTGGCAACCACTCAGTCCAGACTACGCTACTACCAAATCCCGCAACCCAAACCTCATCTTAGTACTCAACCGTCACCTCTCCCGTGAACTCAGCTACGACACCAGCCAAGATGAACTTCAATTTGGCACCAACTACGAATACGGTGCAATCCACCACTTCGGCGGCACACCCATCATGCGACCACAAAACGCCGCTATTCCTGCGCGACCATGGCTAGGTGCCAGCGAAGAGGATCTGCAGGTAATTAGTGAGATGGTGATAGCAAGACTGAAAAGCGCCTGAGAAACGATTTCAGGAGGTTAGGAAGAAAGAGGGGGCGTTATATAGGTGTGACCCGTTTAAACGATTTTGGGAGGGTTTAAACGAGGTTTGAAAGCAAAAACACAGTTCTTTTATACTGATGATTGGCTCTATGTGCTGAATGATAGAGAGTGAGGATTTGATGGTTTCTATCGCAAGATCCATTTCCAACATTAAAGAAATCTTCTGCATCGTGCTTCTTGAGATAATATTTCTCACTTCACTATTTGTTTATCAATGAGGCAACAAATCTAATTTATTACCTCATTAGTAATGACGAATTAAATTGACTTTGAAATCAAGTCAGCCTTCAGCAAACCACCTTTTGTTAATAGCTTTGCAGAAAAATTAGGGTGTCTTCTCTGCTTGTAGGCATCGAGTATCTTTTTCAGTCCAGCCGCTTCAAGAAGAGATATATTAATATCAGTGTCCATATCAGCAGCATCAACAAAATCATCTGAAAATGCAGGAGCAATGATAAGAACCTGTGCAACCCTGTGACCATTTGCCTCACAGCGTTTTACATAAGACTTAACCTGCCTAGAAGTTGAAGAGTACTTTGCAAAGCTACCATTCTTAAAGGATTTTGCTTCACCGATAATTACATCATCGTTATCAAGAGAGATAATAATATCTGCCTTATCTTTTGCAGTGTTTATATCTTTACGCAAATCTTCATCAACAATCATTCCTAACTGCTCTAAAATGGAACGAGTTATTTCTTCGAACTTAACCCCAATATCAGCTTCTTTAATATCAATACCAGCCTGATGTAAACCTTGTAAATCACGAGATGCTAGCAGAGAGTAGTTCTCTATCAAGCGATCATTCGCACTAGCATATGACTCAATAATTTGGCTTCTAGCGTTTCCTCTTCGAGACAAGCCCATATCATTACGTATTATTTTAATCTCATCATTTGAATATAAGTATAGTATATCAAAAGGCGTAATACCCAATGCTCTTAGCTTCTCAGGATCAATTGACTCTTTGTTTTCTATTTCAAAGTCAGATCTTATTCTCTCTTCAACTTTAGGATCAGTCAAAGAAAGCGCTGCTAATAACTCTTTAAAACCACTCACACTAAGAGTATTAAACTCTTCATCTTCCGAGTGATTTAAGAAATTAAGAAGCACATCGATTCTGTCCTGTAAACGCACTCCAATCCTTTGAATATCCAAGTCCATATCTTCAATCAACAGTTTAACTCGTTCTTTGCGTTGATTTTGGCTGGCATCTTCTGCATGCATATCATTTGCGAGTATATGGCGAATGGATAGGCCAGAGTGAGAAATAGTACTTATTTTCTCTTGTCGACTAATACCTCTTACTTTCTGACCATGTGCTTTAAGCACATTAGACAGCTCAGAATCAGTTAATGACCTAAGTATTCGGAGCGCATACTTATCACGAACCTCTTTACCCTGAATCTCATGGATAAGACTTGTCACCTCATCAGCAATCATCACTTCAGAGCGTCTTCTGTTAATCAAAATCAGACCACTCTCACGCAAGTACTCTAAAGCACTATCAATTCCAAGTTCTGGAATAGGGTCAACAGAATGCTCGATGGCATGAACTTCCTCTTGGGATATACCTAGACGCTCTGACAAAACATTTAGTATTGTTCTTTCATCCTCAGAAACCTTAGCTGCACGATTAGCCTTTAAGTCGTTACTAAAGGCCACATGCATACAATCGTAATAGACCTTTAAACGCTCTAGTCTCTCAAACTCCCCTTGAGATTCGTAGTCATTGATCTCTTGAAGAAGCTGTTGACTCAACCTATCTATGCTTTGGTAATCTTTAGCGTATAATGACTCAACCCAAGGAATTGTCGCAACTGCATTCCCATCACGTGTCAATATGTTAATTAGCAATGAGACTTGTGGCCCTCCAAGTGCAATTTGCTCTCGAATATGCTCCCGAAACCTCTTCTTAACCAAACAAAATAGTTGAGTAATCTCATTTCCAGATGCAGCTTTCAGCTGACCATTTATCTTTTCTAATTGTGCTGAAAGCTCTTCATCACTTTTACTTTCTTGGCATAACCTATCGATACAATTTATAAACTTTGAACGCTCTACTTGGTTTGTATGACTTAAAATCTGGCTAAGTTTCATTGCATGTCCCTGAGATAACAAAACATCATAACGACATATTCTATCGTCTTTAGCCCGGCATGTTATGCCTTCTATGGCATACTGATAACCACATCACATTCAAGACGCAAGGTATTCATATCAAGGATGGAGTTCATTCATCAAAACAAAACTAACTTCGACATAAGCATAGCTTGTGATAGACAGAGACAATAAGGAATAGACGAAATATCGCATCCAGTTATAGCGCTAACAATAAAGCAAAAACGACCAATACAATACCCAATTTAATATGCCAGAGATCAGCATTCACCCGGTCGCCAAAGTTCAACCCAGCATCCAAAGTAGACCATTCTAAAACCCCATGCGCGGCTACAACTGCGACAAGCCAGAACATTGAATTTGTCATTCTATCATCCTGAAATTTAGCCTAATTTCTAATCGTAGACTTTACATAGCCCAAAAAACAAACACTTTAAAGTAAGGTTGCTACTTTCAAGAATTAGGATCTGTATTTGAGTGTTGAGTTCGATAGATTTCCTTCCCCCCGAACCCCTTCCAACCCAGTCCCTGTTCTCATAGCGCCACAATGGCGCTATGAACAAAATCACAGCGTCATCTCACCCAATCAACTACGCGGTTTTAAGCGCTGAGAACCCTCACCCATTTGCGGTACTCTCTGCAGAGCTGACCCCCGCAGAAGATGGCTGGGTACAACTGCTGCCTGCAGGCCCATTCACCGCTCGAGATGGTCGCCCTCATGATACCGCCGATGGTCACTGGCACCTCGATGCCAACAGCGCCAATGCCTTTATCACAGCCACACAAAATTTAACGCAAAAGGTGTTGGTGGATTACGACCACCAAGCCCTCACCGCACGAGAAAGCAATGGCCCGGTTCCCGCTGCGGCATGGCTATCTACTGTTGATATTGAATGGCGAGAGCCTGATGAAAAGCAAAGCGGCGGCATCTTTATTAAACCCGAATGGACATCCACCGCTCGCCAACTGATAGACAACAAAGAGTATGCCTTTCTCTCTGCCGTCTTCCCCTACGACAAAACAGGCCGCCCACTCTACCTGCGCATGGCTGCACTCACCAATGACCCTGCCGTTCTTGGCATGGAGCCGCTCGCGCAACTCGCAGCCGACTTCAACGTCAATTTAACCACCCCGAATACCGCCATTAACCTCCATGGCACCACCGAGGATTCGCTCATGAACGATCTCTTAAAACAACTACTCGGCAAACTCGGTATCGAGCTGCCAGACAATGCCAACCCATCCATTACTACAGAGCAAGCCGCTGCGGCATTATCAGCACTCGATGCGTTGCAAACCAAAGCGGAAGAATCTGAATCGTTAGCCACGCAAGTCACTGACCTCAACAGCCAAATAGCAAGCCTCAGTTGTGCCTATAACGGGGTTACTGAGCAAATTGCTGCCCTCAGTGTCGAGAGTACTACAGGGCAAGTGCTCGGCATACTCAGTGAGGCGAAAGCTGCAGGTAAAATCGTGGCCGCTGAAGAGGACTACCTCACCACCTTTGGCAAGCAACACGGCATCGCTGCCCTTTCAGCCATGCTCGATAAACGCCCCGCCATCACCGCGCTCACGACCCAACAGACCGCGACTCACCTCGACCAGCAGCAAAACCAACAGCAAGACCCACAACTTACCGACGAAGATCTCGCGGTGCTCAGTGCCTGCGGTCTCGATAAATCCACCTTTCTCGAACACAAGGAGTAGCCCATGCCAGCTAAACGTTACGGCACGAAACGCGCCTACGGCATGAAAGCCAATATTAGCCTTATAGCCCATGCCCCTGTCTTTTTGTCTGCTGGCCTAGCGGTCGATTTTGCCTCGGCAACACCTGCTGACACCTTTATCGGCACCGCGACACTGGGTCAAGACGCCACTGGCCAACCTGATAACGTCATGCGCGTAGAGGTTGATATTGCCGAAACTAAGTTTGCCAACAGTGGTGATATCACTCCGGCCCATATCGGTAACACGGCCTACTTTATTGACGCCAACACCCTCAGCTTAGATAACAACGGCGATGCCCGAATCCGTGGTGGCACCATCACTCAAGTCGATGACGACGGCATCTGGATAGCGGCCAAACTCTAACCCGCTGATCTATCTCACTACTCAATATCAACGGAGTGCAACATGGAAATCACCCCACAAGCAATGACCTCCCTTTACACCGCTGTTAAGACCGCTTTTAGTACAGGGCGCGGCAGCTACACCCCAATCTGGCCCAAGCTCGCCACCTTGGTGCCTTCGACCACAGGCACTGAAACCTATGCCTGGCTCGGTCAATTTCCGCGCCTTCGTGAGTGGATTGGCGATCGCCAAGTCAACCAACTCAAGGCGCACGATTACTCTCTGAAAAACAAGAAGTACGAGAGCACCGTTGGCATCCCTCGTGAAGCGATAGAAGATGACCAATACGGCGTTTACATGCCACTTATGGAGGAGATGGGCTATGCCGCAGCTTGTCATCCCGATGAAATGCTGTTCGCTCTGATGCCTGCTGGCTTTAGTACACCGTGTTACGACAAGCAAAACTTCTTCGACACCGACCACCCCGTCAATGACCCGAAGAAAGGGAAAGCAACCTCGGTCAGTAATATGCAGGAGGGTGACAACCCGCCTTGGTATCTGCTCGACACACGTCGCCCGCTCAAGCCCTTCATTTTCCAGCGTCGCCGTGACTACAGTGTCGATGCCAAGACCGATAAAGGACAGTCTGACCACGTCTTTATGGCGGATGAATACCTCTACGGCACCGACGGACGCGGTAACTGGGGATTTGGTTTCTGGCAACAAGCCTTTGCGTCTAAGGCAGCACTCAGTGCCGACAACTTCGAAGCAGGTATTCAACGCATGATGGAATTTAAATCTGACGAGGGTCGCCCATTGGGTATCTCTCCTGACCTGCTTATCGTCGGGCCTTCTAACCGCGCTGCAGCGAAGAAAGTGATCGACGCAGAAAACCGAGCCAACGGCGAAAGCAACATCAACTACAAAGCGGTTGAACTCATGGTGGTGCCTTGGCTGCCATAGCCCTTAGTAGCCCGAACAGTCCTCTTTAATCTTGTCACGCAGTGCCCAACTGACAACCGCTAACAGTACAGTGGAGACCTTATGCTATGTCGATATCTGAAACACCACTTTCACCCACGTCTCAGTCATTGGTTATCTATAGCCATGCGCCGAATGGCTATCGCCGTGCAGGCATGGTGTTTAAGTTTGGTAAAAACACCTTGGAGGTCGGCGCACTTAACGCCACGCAACTGGCCCAGCTTAAAGCCGACCCGCGCCTGGCAGTGTTGGCAGCGCCGTTGGTCAATGCAGTACCAGCCCAAGCCACCCAAACAGATAACCATCGTCCTTCATCGGGGGCCTTGGATGCGCAAGCATCACAAGGTGATATAGCCGCGCAGGCTTCACAAAGTGAAGTAGCAGAGGGCAATCTAAAAGGATTAGAAGGCTCAAAAATCGAAACGGCGATAACCCAACTCGACCCAAACAATCCCAATCACTTCACCAACAGCGGTAAACCGCAGACCGACATACTTAGCCAGCTTGTCGGTCGTCGAGTCAGCGCTGCAGAACGTGACCAAGCATGGGAGAGCTATCAATCATGACCTATTGCAACGCCCTTGACATGATAGAGCGCTACGGCACCGAAGAGCTGGCACAGCTTACCAATCAAGGCGTCAACCATGACGACACCGCTATCGACACCCAAACCCTCGACCGCGCTATCGACGATGCTTGCGCTACCATCGACGGTTATATTGGAGGCCGTTATCGCCTGCCCTTGCCTACGCTGCCTCGTATCCTCACCCGCTTTGCCTGCGACTTAGCCCGTTACTACCTCTACGATGACGTGCTTGATGAGGCCCACCAAGCCCACAAACGCCACCAAGAGGCGATTAGCTATCTAAAGTCAGTCAGTAAGGGCTTGGTACAACTCGGCTTTGACGATAACCACACTAAGGCCGACACCAACAACAGCGCCACCATCACCTCATCAGGCAGCGTCTTCGCCCGTGACCAAAGCAAAGGGTTTATCTGATGCCTAACATCATCGACAGGACCATCGGGCACCTAAAAACTAGCGCCCAATGGCGTGACGTCAAACCACTTGGCGGCTTATCCGAATTTGATATCAAACGATCAGGGCTACGCACCCCCACCCTATTTGTATTCGTGGTATCAGAAAACCCCAAGCCCGATGTGCGTGGTAGTGGCCCCTACTTGCAAAGCATTACCGTCACGCTCGGCGTCGTGATTGTCGACAGCAACCGTAATGGCCGTGAGCTGAATTTCACGTCGCTGCGCCAAGCCCTACGGCAGCAACTCTTCGGCTGGCAGCCCACCAAAGAGCACGAACCCTACTGGCTCGGCCCAGGTCGCTTGCTTTCCATCGAGAAAGGCCAAGCCAGTTGGATAGATCACTTCGTCACCGAATACACCGCCGACCAAAACCATGTTTAAACATTACTTAATGCTTGTTTAAACCCATCATTAGGAAATGCCATGAGCCGCAAAGCGAAAAAGAAAATCCTCATGTTCGCCCCTGAGACTAACTACGGTGTAGACCCCATCGCAGGTGGAAGCGAACCAAGTTTCATCCTCGGCCGAGAGTTCAGCATCGTCCCGCAAGCAGGCGAGTCCCTCGCACTGGATTACGATACAGGCGAACTCGGCAACAGCCCCGAAATCATGACAGAATGCTACGTCGAGGTAGAGTTCGGCATCGACTTCGCCTCAAAACAGTTAACCGCAGAGGGCACCATCGGCGAGCCTGCTCCATGGTCCCCCCTGCTCGATAGCTGCTTGCGTAAAACCGTCACCGAAGAGAACAAAACCCGCTATCTCATCAACGACACCAGCAGCGACAGCCTCACCCTCTACTACTACCAATCAGGCACACTGCACAAGGTTACAGGCGCGCGCGGAACCGTCGCTCTGTCTCTGCAAGCCAAGCAGTTCCCAACCCTAAAATTCAAATTCACTGGGCTGCATAGCGTCCCAGAATCCGCCGAGCACCCAACACCCGACTTCAGTCACTACCAAACACCACTCAAAGTCGGCGTCGAAAACAGTGCCTTCACCATCGACGGCACACCCCATAAAATGGTCTCGCTCGAAATCGACCAAGCCAATAGCGTCATCCACCAAGAGTATGTCGGCCACGAAGAGGTGATGATCACCGACTTCGCCCCTACGGCCACCCTCATCATGGAAGCGCCAGACCTCAACACCCTAGACCCATTCGCTCTCGCCAAGGCAGGCAAAGAGCACACCATCGCTTTCACTAACGGCCCCATCGGCAACCAAATCGGCTGGCAATCTCAGAAAGTCCAGTTCGGCCGTCCCAGCTACGCTGACCAAGACGGTACCCAAACCTACTCCATCCCACTGCGTCTCATCGGTGGTAGCGATGAGATATTTAATTGTTAACGAACCACTGCGATACACCTTTGCGTTAACCCAGTAGCTGATTACCAAGCCCCAAATTGAGGACTAATACCATGTTTAAACTTACCAAAAACCGTCTCGTCAAAGCCTGGCCCGCCACCGTCTCCCTTGCCACCGACAATGGCGAAATACAGACCCATGAGATCACCCTCGATCTCGTCCTCCTTGATACTGGCGAATTCAACGACCTCTCGCGCCAAGGCGACCCTGCCTTCTTCAAAAAAGTCATCAAAGGCTGGGACGGCATCGGAGACGAAAATGGCGACCCACTGCCTTTCAATACCAAAACCCTCAAAGCCGCCGTCCAAAACCCTGCCTTTACCGCCGCTGCGCTAAGCGCTTACATGGACGCAGCCCAAGGACGCGCCGCAACAAAAAACTTACCGAGGCAGTGATCGCACTCATCGATGGGCCAACCCCCACCGATGACAACGAATGGCACCAAGAGCTAAAAGACTGGGGGCTACCCATCCCCCTCTCGCCACAACGCTCAGAGCCGACTCTTATCGAACTTTGGCAAGAGAATGCAACGGCACTCGAATGGTGGTTGAGTTTGCCCCAGTTTCTTCGTTGGCATAACGGCATCTGCTTAGGCATGGATGTGCAGGCGGTTGCCGCTGATTTGCAGTTGAGCCAGCGTTCTTACTCCCCCGATGATTATGACCGTCTAAAAGTCATCGCTGCGACTGTTACTGAGAGTGTGAATTTACGTAATGAGTCAAAACCTTAAGTTTGCCCTGCGCTTTTCAGCGGATACTCGCCAGTTTGTTAATGGTGTGGGACAAGCCGATCGCGCCGTTGAGCAACTCGGCCAAAAATCGACATCGACGGCAGGAACGTTGCGTGACCTTGATGCGCAAAGCGATCAGCTTTCGACGGCCATGACGAACTTAAAAAGTCATGTGATGGCCGCTGTTGGTGGTTTTGCGGCGTTGGCATCGGTAAGAGGCATGGTGGGTGTGTATCGTCAACAAGCGTTGCTGATCGACCAAACGGCTAAGCACGCAGATTTGCTCGGTATCACTACCGAGGCACTGACGCAATTTCGCCATGCGGGCGAGATGACGGGGATTACGAGTAATAATCTCGATACCGCATTACAGCGTATGACACGCCGAGTCGCTGAGGCCGCGACGGGTTCGGGTGAAGCCAAAGCCGCCATCGAAGAGTTGGGATTTAGTGCTGCAGCGTTGTCACAGCTCACGCCGGAGCAGATGTTGTACAAGTTTGCGGATGGATTTAAGCAAGTTGAGAGTCAATCAGATCGGGTTCGCTTGGCTTTTAAATTGTTTGATACCGAAGGGGTAAAGCTTGCCAACTTATTAAAGCTTGGCTCTGAGAGCTTGCGAGAGATGACGCGAGATGCGGATGCGCTGGGCATTACCCTTAATCGCTTTGACGCTAGCAAGATAGAAGAGGCTAACACTAGCTTGTATCGGGCGCAGGCCGCTTGGCAAGCCTGGCAACAGGAGATGGTGATAGGTGTTGCCCCTACGCTTGAAGTTGTTGCAGATAATCTGACGAGTTTGTCTACCGCCATTGGTGTGACTCTTACCGTTGCACTAGGTCGCGGTATAGCAGCGCTGGGAAACAAAACGGCGGCCTCTCTTCGCGCAACACTCGCCGAACGCAGTCATCAACTCGCCTTAGTAGCACAGACAAAGCAAACCATCGCCGTAACGAGTGCAGAGATCGCTCGCTTACAGTCACTGCAGCTATCCAATGGCTTTATTTTTCGCTCTACTGGCGGCGAAAAAGCGCTGGCTATTGCTCGTGCTCAACTCACTGCGGCGACCACGACCCTTACCACTGCTCAAGCCCGGCTCAATGTCGTCGCGCGCGCCGGAACAGGTGTGCTGGCAATGCTGGGTGGCCCGCTTGGTATTGCTATGATGGCCGCGGGGGCGTTGGCGTATTTTGGTATGCAGGCCGACAGTGCGAAGTTAGATACTGAGCAGCTCAAACATGAAGTAGATGGTTTGCTAGGGCGTATGCAGGCGCTAGAAGCTACGCGTCTCAATGGTGTGATTGAAAAGCAAAAAACCTTGGTTGCTGAGCTTCGCGGCGAGTATCGCAAGCTGGCATTTTCTCCTGCAGCATCCCCCCAAAGCCTATGGCAGCGCTTGTTTGAAAGTAACAGCGAAATGCGTGAGCGGCAGATCCGTGAAGCTCGCGAGTCGGCAGAGGCGGTATCAGCGATTCAAAAGCAACTAATGCAAGCTGAAGCCGATTTGTCCGCCCTGGAAGCGCGTTTAGCGGGTAGCCAATCGCCGAGTGAGCCGACAGGCATTTCTAGTAGTGCTAATAGCGAACAAACGGCGGCCGCAGAGCGACAACTCGCGACTTTGAAGCGTCAAGTGGCGATGTTAGGCCAACGCAGTGAAGCGGCGAAAATTGCCTATGAAGTAGAGCAAGGTGGGCTGAAAAATGTCAGTGATGCGCTGAAAAACCAGTTGCGGTTGGAGGCGCAAAAGCTCGATAACAAAGCGGCCGCACTGGAAGCGCAGCAACGCCAACAAGAACTTGAACGACAAGGCGATAGTTTGTTAGCGCAACTAGAGCAACAAATTGCTTTGCATGGCGTGAGCAGTGAAGTGGCGAAAGTGCGTTACGAGATTGAAAAAGGCAGTCTGCAGGGCATTAACGCGTCACTGGCTGAGAACATCTTGCTTCAAGCGGCGCGTTTAGACCAACTGAACGAGACAGGCTCAGACAGTCGCCATATTGATGCGTTTTATGCGGAAACCGATGCATTGAATGATGCGTGGCTGCTTCGTAGCGCGATCATGGCTGACCGTGAAAATGAAGCGAAGACGCGAGAAGAATACGCGTATGGCGAGCGTTTAAGCCGTCTTTCTGCTGTGTTTCAACGGGCTTATACCCAAGCCCAAGATAACCAATCCCTCCAAGATCAACTAGAAAGCGAGTATTTCGCGAGTCGGGAAATACTGCGGGCTGAACACGAAGCCAATCTCACCGATATTGAACGTCAAGCCATTGATGAGCGCGCCGAATATCAGCGTACTGTTGCGGATAACTTACTGACGTTTACAGAGCAGCAACTCGGTATTACTACCAACTTTCTGCGTGGGGCGGGCGAAGAGCAATCCAGCATCTATCGAGTGTTGTTTGCGGCGCAAAAAATGGCGGCCATCCCTTCGATGATCATTTCGACGGAAGAAGCGGCAATGAAGGCGATGGCAGCTTATCCAGCCCCCGCTGGCCCTGCGTTAGCCGCGGCCGTGCGTACCATGGGCTATGCCTCGGTGGGAATCGTCGCTGGTACCGCGATAGCAGGTCAAGCCCATGACGGTATCAACCGCGTACCTGCCGCCAATGAAGGCACCTGGATGCTGCGCAAAGATGAGATGGTGCTCAACCCTAAACAGGCGGATAACTTCCGCTGGATGGTGGGGGTAATGAGCCAAATGAAACAGATGCAGGCGCAGCAACAACAGTTTTATCGCCAACCTGCGCCGCAGGGAGGCGGTTCACCAAATGTGAACGTATCACCCGCGCCGGTGCATGTGGCCTTTCTCGACAATGAAGCCCATTTGGCGGCTTATCTGCGCAGTGACATTGGAGAAGAGGCGGTGGTGAAAATCGTACAACGGAATCGTGGCAGTTTTTAAGGAGAAGGGCATGGCGTGGGAAATGGGTGTAGCTCAAGGATATCGAGATTTATTGGTCAAGGTTCATGATTTGGCTGTTGCAAATGGGTGGACTGTTGAGCGATGGATCCAAGAACCAGAGGGTGATGATGAACTTATATTGTCGACCAACGGTGGGAGTGAGCAAGAGTTTTTTACTGTAGGGCTCAAAACAGATTATTCAGTCACACACGAGCGCTATAACCTAAAAGTGATGAGCTCACTTCAGTACAGCTTCGGTGATTCTTTTGAGACACAGCCTCAGCAGACAGAGTTGTTTTATTTTTATCTCTGGCAGCACGATATGCCTTATCTCATTTCTTTAGATAAAGACCATATCAAAATTGCCTGCCAAGTCTCCGTTACAACACACTGTACTTACTTAGGTAATATCAGAAGTTATGCATCTCTAGGGCATTGGCCCAGGCGAAATGGGTGCTGGGGAGAGGGGACGAGCGCAAATGCAAATTGGGCAAGCCAGGGGGATAGTTACTCGAACTTTCTTAAATTGAGCAACTATGCAGGCCAGATTATGTGGATTGATAATCACTACTTTCGACCAGCGCTGGTTCATCCATCTATGTATACCTACGGTTTGCTCCATTCAGACAATGGCAATAACGCTAAGCGTCATTGGATGATTCCTTTGTCATTAGTCGATGGAAGTTTGACAAGTGATGGGGGCCGAGGAATGTTGGGCGAGTTTATTGGCTGCTTTTTCATTTCAGGGGCCAATACATCAACGTGGTCGATCATCACCTCCTTTGATGGCGAGAGGCAATTTTTAGCTATTCAAAATATCTATCGAACGAGTAATGTTGATTTTATGGCATGGGAGCTCAAGTAGTGGCTATTTTACGAGCGTCAATTCAAAGCTGCAATGAAATTCCTGAACTGGCGAAACAGCTAATCTTGGAAAATCCAAATAGTGGTTGGGTGTTTCAGCACAATTATGATGTAGATGGTCGATTTGTTGTCGAGAGCACCACTGAGCGACTTGCTTTAGGGTTCAACTTCTCCACAGATTGGCCAGAGCAACCTCAACTATATGTAGGTACTGCATATCTCTCTCCTACTTGGCCCCCGAACTTGGATAGCATGTATGAATCCATTATGGACCGTCCAAACCCCGTCAGTTATCCAGCAGTTTGCTATGTCTTAATGGCTCCAAGTCACTTTCATATTATTCTGCATAGTGTAGAAAGTGCCGACCTGTGCTTAATCGCAGGCGGGGGTGTTTGTGCTGATGCGCATCCTGACATGTCTGGACATGCGATTTGGGCCAGTGCTCAGTCTCGCTCAACATACAATGAACAAGCGTACTATCTAAGTGACACACCAGCTAATCAGGGAAGGACGCGAACAACAATGATTCGTGATTCTGACGGGCATTGGAGTTGGTATGGATCATCCAAAGGTTCAACACGTTCACCAATTAGTGTTGGTAACCTGTCTTGGTGCAATACTTACGATTATCGCTTTTTCCAGAGAAATCACGGCGTTCTGCGTCAATCTGCTACTTCAGTTTTTTTACCTGTGCTCATCAGCCAAAGTGGGTGGGCAGATGTTGGAGGGTTTGCCCCTAGATTTGATATTACACCAATACGTTTGACATCTAGGGAGTTTTTAGGAGTAGCATCGATTGTTGTTTATCAAGGTACACCTTGGGTTGTTTTTCCATTTCGGACATTTATGCATGGTCAAGGTGTTGATCCAGCTATTGCGATAGTCCTTGAACCAGGTGACAAACTATGACTGCTTTGAGTGGTTGGGTGTTTGACAACCTATTCGTGTTTGAGGCTTATCCTTCTCCACCACTTCCCGTTCCAACACCTGTTTATGTTCCTGAGCCAACGGTAACAGGCTATGTAGAGTCTCGTTACTTTAGAGTCGAGACGGTAAGCGTTGAGTCAATCCCAACAAAGAGTTTTTGGGATCGAGACTTTAAGAACTCTCTATTTCTAAGCCCTAGCCTCATCGATCTTGGTTTTTTGGCTGGCGAGTCAGAGCATGCGGTTGAGTTGTGGAGTACCTTTGAAAAGCCGCTGTCGCTTTCACGACTCGTCGGATTGAATACCAGTGGCTTGATGCTAAGTGGCCCTGAAGAAGAGGCCGTTCTTCCTGCGTTTGGGGGGCATTTTGATTATGTACTGAGGGTGAGCAATGCAGTCGATGTCAAAATCGATGCGCATTGGTATTGGGAGTTTGATGCGGCAAGCACTGAGCTCTCGGTGCTTGGTACAAAGTTGGTGCCTTGGCCCTATCGCCCTGTTTATCCCGTTGAAGAGCAGTGGCAGTGGAAAACGGCGGTGATTGAAACCCGAACTCAAGAGCAGCGATTAGCCAATGCTGAAAGTCCACTCCAAAGCCTCACCTATCACTACCGTCATTTAACTGCAAAAGCGGTCGACAATGATGCGCGTTTCGCTGTTCAAGGTCGCTATCCTTTTGCGGTTCCGCTGTGGTTAGAAGGCATTAATAATGTCAGCGTTGCAGAAGGTAAGTTTGAAATTGTAGCGGATATTGGCGAGCGTCCATTTGGTGAGATTGCCATGCTGTATCACGGCCCTTATGACTTTGAGATGGTCGATATTTCCGATGTTCATCCAGATAGGCTTGTACTCAAAAGACCAACACTTTATCACCATGACAATGCGGTACTGCTGCCGATTCGCTTTTGTCTGTCTGAACAAGGGCTGCAATCGACCCGGCGCGGGAGAGCCGCTGAGCAACACATCACATTTTCTCACACTGCCCCTTTGATCCCCCCTACCAATGATTGGCCCCTGATGTATCTAGGGCGACCCGTACTTTTTAATCGCGGGCGCGCTGAGGGCATCGCTGATGATGTGGCGTTTAATTGGAAAAGTAAGACAACGAGTACGGGTAACGCCGTGCATGTGCTCAATCAAGACTTTTCTCGACACCGCACAGAATGTGAGCTTTTGGAAAGAGACAGAGCGCATTTGCAAGGCTGTTTATCGCCCCTTAAAGGGCAGTTAAACACCCTTTGGTGGGTGAGCTTTCATCAGGAAATTCAGATAGCGGATAAGTGCAGTCGCGGACGTATTGTCGTCAGTCGACGCGGCTTCAATGACTACTTCCCTTCGGGTGTTCACCTCTATTTAGCCTGGCGTTCGGGGCGTCAGTTAACGAAAGCCATCCCTGCGGGATTCGATGAGCACGGTAATGAGGTGTTGGAAATCGAGGGCGATCTGAGTGAAGCGGTGCTTCCGGATGACCTAATAGGTGGGCATCTGATGCGCTTAATGCGCCCTGCAGAAGATGAGTGGCAGTTTCAACATAACGCGAAGACATCTGCAATTCGCTTGCCTTTGGTTGAAGTCCCCAATAATGAAATCAGGGAGTTAGAGCATGGTGGTTGAGCTATATCGGGTACAAATTGGCAATGAAGAGTGGTTGTTTACCTCTGCGCAAGCGGATGTTGTCTATCAAGGGCGGCGATGGGCAACGCAGCCAATCGAGCGTTCTGGCAATATCGAGCAATCAGATGACCCTTTGAAAGTGGAAACCAGTTTTGATGTGGCTGCAGGCAGTGAGCTTGCGGATATTGCATTAAATCCGCCACTTAACATTGCCCCGAAGCTGACTATTTTACGCTCCGAGGGACTTGGCTATGAGACCGTGTTTACGGGCCGAATCATGGCAGGTGTATGGAATGAGGGCTGGGTGAAAGTAGAAGTCGCGCCAGTGCAAACCGAGCTGCAAGTGACAGGCTTGGTCGAAGTGGTTTCGCCGCAATGCCGTTATACACCAGGAAGCAGAAAATGTGGCTTGACGTTGCAAGGGACAAACGTGTCAGTGAAACAGTGTAAGGGAGCGCTGGTGACATTTAATGAATCGCTGCCGCTGCATTATCAATTTGGCTATTTACGCCAGGGCCAAAATCATTATTTCATCGACCAACAAACGGCTAAGAATCAAGTTTCTCTATTGCACCCAGCCTTAATTGCTGTGGGTTCAACGCTGCAGATAGTTCAGGGATGCGATCGCACGCTGCAGTGTTGCGCCGAGCGCTTTAATAATGCGGCCAACTTTGGTGGAGCCGCTAATTTGCCGACTAAAAACCCCTATGTGGGTGATCCGATTGATAGATAAGGAGTTGAAATGATTTGGGTAGCGTTTGTCTTTGCGGCGATCTCTCTCTATGTCAGCTATCGCGCGATGAACCAAGATGTTGCCGCCCCTGATGCGCAAGAGCCAAAAGCGCCTGTCATCGAGGAAGGAAAGGCGATTGGCGTGGTGTTTGGGCGAGCCAAAATCAGCAGTGGGACGGTTTACTGGTGGGGAGATGTGCGTAGTGTTGAAATCCGCAAATAGGGTCTATCCCTCTGATTTAGCACCCGCGGGATATTGCTGCAGCGGTGGCCGTACTTTCTTTGCTGGGCATGGGTTGAGTTGGGCTGATTTTGTCAAAGAAGGGATTGCGATTTCGGAACTTGAAGAGATTAACGATCCAATTGTTGAGGATGTGATTGCGTGGGTAAGAAAAAATCGCAAGTCGTAGGCCATCGCTGGTATTGGGGACAGCATTTGGTGCTTTGCCATGGCCCTGTGGATGCCATTATAAAAATCTGGTTTGGTGAGAAGGTCGGCTGGTCGGGCTATGCCTTTGAAAACGACGAGATTCATATCGATAAGCCGACACTGTTCGGAGACCGAGACCAATATGGTGGTGTTGTCGGTAATATTGATGTCTTGTTAGGGCATGCCGATCAAGATACCAATACCTATCTTTATCAGCATTGCGCGAAAACGGCAGGCGGTAAGAAGGTGGTGAGTGCCTTTCGGTATCTCACCTCGTTAGTGTTTAAGACCCCAGAAATGGGGAATTCCAGTTACCCTCCGCCTGTTTCGGTAGAAGTTGCTCGCATTAAGACGGGTTGGGACGGAAATCCCATTTGGTATGCTGAGCGTGCAAATCCAGGTACAGGGCTCAACGCAGCTCACGTTCTTCATGAACTTGTTGAGTGCCCCGAATGGGGTGTGGGCAATAGCGACATCGATGATGCAGCGTTTAAAGTGGCAGCAGATAAGCTATTCAATGAACGATTTGGGCTCAATGCCCACTGGACGCGTCAGCAACCTGTCGAGGACTTTATCAAAGATATCTGTCGCTATATCAATGGCTATGTCTATACCAATGAAAGTTCAGGCAAAATCACGCTCAAGCTCGCCCGTGATGATTATGTGATTGATGATTTAGAGGTGTTAACCAGCGATCAGATTCGGACATGTCGAAACGTGCGAAGACGAAGCCAAGCTGACATTATCAACACCCTGACCGTCACCTATACCGATTCTGCAACACACGAAAAAGCAGCGATTACTGTGATGAACTCAGCAATGGTTAATGCGGTGGGCAGAACGGTGGGTGAGACGGTGAAGTTTCCTATGATTATGGATTCAACACTGGCGTATAAAGTGGCGATGCGAGAGCTCAAAATGCTCTCTTCACGCTTGCTGACGGCTGAGATTTATTGCGATACGCGCTTTACTCACTTGCAACCTGGTGATGTGGTGAAAGTAGAATACCCGCCCGCAGGGTTAAACCATGTTATGCGTGTGCAGAAGAAGCGGCGCGGTACGATGGCAAAACCTGAGATTAAGCTTGATGTGATGGAGGATGTCTTTTCCCCGACAAGCGGTGAGTATACGCCACCACCACCGAGCGATTGGGATAGTCCTCTAAATCCGCCTATGGCTATCGCGACTCAGCGTTTAATGGAAGCGCCTTATTGGTTACTTGCTAATACCTTTAACGCTTCTGAGTTAGCTGGATTTGGCGATGATAGTGGTATGTTACTTTGGCTCGCGGCGAAACCAACAAGCGATACGTTAGGTGCAGAGCTTTACTTTGATAACACCAACCGTTGGACATATAGCCACCGTGCAAACTTCACCCCAGCATCCTTTACCACCGAGGCTATCGACAAACACGCCATTCAGGTGACACTCACCGACAACGCCCTGACCCAAGCAGACCTCCCGATGGTTTGCGCGATAAACGATGAGCTAGTGGTAGTATCAAAAGTCGAAAACGGCATCGCGTCATTAACCCGCGCCGTCCTCGATACCCATCCCCAACACCACCCTGCCATGAGCTGGCTAACTTCTTTATCAAGTGAAGCCATCGATAACGAATTCATTCAGGGCGAACAAGTCAAAGTCCGCGCCTTAACCGTCACTCCTATAGGGATACTCCCCGACCCTCAAGCCACCATCATCACCACCGACATCCAAGCCCGAGCCTTTAAACCCTTACCCGTATGCAACGTCCGTTTAAACGGCGCTTACGACCCAGAAGAAACCACCCTGCCTATAACACTTTCATGGTTACACCGTAACAGATTATCGCAAGTCGGCCAGCCAGAGCAATTAACTAGCTGGTACCAAGGCGGTAACCCGGAACCCGGTGTAGAAACAAGACTAGAAATATATGATCAAGACAAGAACAAAATTGTCGATTTAATCACCAACAAAAGTGAAATATTAATTCCCAACTTCGAAACAAACCCAACAAAAATTGAGATTATACTGACTTCTTTGAGAAATGAGACAGAATCTCAAGTTAAGTATCGTCACAGCGTAATTATAAAACCGCAATAG